AAAGAATTAACAAATATTTACTAAATCACCATTTGGTGATTTAACTTTAAGATCATCGAACTATAAATTATCTATTCCCTTCATAACGAGGGAAAAATAGATATTTTTTTATAAGTGATGACATAACTATTCAGGAGTAGATAAATAATTTTTACTCACTGATGAAAATAAGATTTTTGAAGCAGCTTTTTGTTCAACTTACATACTAATAGGTAAGTCTTTGTCAAATAGCGGTTCAACAATAAAATCTTTGAATCTTTATTCTGGATCCTTCATTATAAAATCTATAAAAGATTTTGTAGGTTTAAGGAAGGAAAAATATCTTTAAGCTCCTTATAATAGCCTTTCGGATCTGATATATTTATTAATAATACCAGACTTCCTAGCTATATTAAGGATTCTAAATTTGAATTCCTGTGCGTGTAAAAATGATACGCCAGGTTTAGTACCGAATTTGTCTTTTAAAGGTTTCTAATGAATCTTTTGAAGAAAGTCAAAATCGAATGAAAAAAGACCATCACCACCTATTTCAACAGGTGAATATGGTACAAGATTTGTTGAGTCATGTGGTAGTAATATGCATTGCATTATTTACGCCAACTCAAAACAATCATAGAGTAAAGTATTGTTCCGAAAGGTCCAACGAGATTCTTTACCCATTAATTCAAATTTCCCATGCCTTGTTACTTAAAATAAGGCACTATCTTGAGAAGTATTTAAAATTAATTTAAGTCTAGGAACGTCTATATATGATAGACTACAAGCTCCTTTATCTTACATTTTTAATTAATTCCTTATTAAATCATTATATGATTAAGGAACCATTGCTATCTCTTCACAGTAAAACATTATTTTACTAGAGATATAAGTATCCAACATAGATATTTTAAAACCTATGTTTTCTAAAAATTCTAATATTAATTCTAAAGTCTTTTTATGATTAGATAAACTGATATGATCATCTCCAACTATGGATGTGATTTTTTTCTCAGAATCTGATATCAAATAATCGACATGTTTAGAAACATATAATTACGCAGTTGTCAAAAGGACCTTTGTCAAAGGATCCCCCATTAACCAACCAGTGCGTTTTTTAATTACATAATGTTAAATATCTTTAACATTTGCATCAGAAGGCCAAGGATATGGTATACCGTTCATACAATGACGTAGACCTCTTGGTGTTATAGGAAAAACTTAATTAAGATTTAAAATATATGACTAATGAATAGTAATATAAGAATCTTATAAAAGTAAGTTTGTAGCTAATTTAGCTAAAGATGTAGGAAACCAAGCGAACTTGTTATGTAAACGATCAATTAAATGATCAAGAATTTGTCTACCTACGGAAATATTTCCGTAGTCTGTAGCTTGTTCAAGATCTGTTGAAAGTGAATAAACAGGTAAGCCAGGCTTTAAAACCCTACTAGCTAAGTTATTTTAAGAATTCATATCCTAAAAGAGTAGATTCCATAAATGTCTTTCAGATGAAAGACCGGACCTAATCTCTTAAGGTTACTAACCAGACATTAATAAGTGTTGTATAAAGTTACAAATAATTAATTTCGCAAAAGGAACAATTGTTATTGTTCTTGCTTTTGATTAATCTGCTACGACACTTAGTCTAGAAAATTTTTACATAGTTTTTTAAGAGATTGCATAATGGATGCACCATTAAAGTACATCATGTTAATCTTTTAATAAAAATGGTTTTTCTTTTCCATCAGAATTTTTCAATCTTACAGACATAAAAGTCCTAAGATCGTATCTTTATCTGATAAAGAATAAACTAAAATCACCGTTTTTAACTTTATTGATTTTTTCCTATCGGGATAAATCACCCTTAGGAAATCGATAAAATAATGATCTAAAGAGTTCCATTTAACCGCCTCCACCGGAGAGCGGGAACTCGAAACAAGAACTAGAACCTATAGAAATTTTACTAATAGGTTAAATAGTTTCAAAATGTTATGTACAGAAATCTAAAACTCTACTGTTTAATTTGATAGGTTAACTAACCTTATCTACAGTAGATATGAACTTCTCTACAGACGATCTCGCCATTGCGATGGACGCTTTGCCCATTGCACGAGTCTATGTAAAGAGTCTCATAATTTAGACTTATTTCTGTTTGTCTGTTTATTTCTTAACTGCTGCGGCAGCTAAGAGGAAATAAACATAAAATA